TAAGTGATAAATAAGTGCCACCGTGATTTGGGTAGGATATCTCGGTAATGGTCTTAAATGTTTTTGTGCCTGTCACCTTGTTATTACTCCCTGCCGTGAAAGTCGGAAGTATCTCGGTTTGGAAGGCATCACTCGTGTCCGTACCCTCTACACCCACAGCCACCGCAGCTATCTCTGACACCAGACCGCTTGGGGTTGCGGATATCACAGACGGTTGTGGAAGTGCATTAATACCTGTCGTTATAACCTGCGTAGTGCCTGTATCGGTGACCGCATCATGAACAGGAACGGTTGTGGTGTATGTATAGTCCTCAAATCTATATTGAGAAAATCCTGTTTCATCAAAATACTGCACCCTTCTCGTTCCGCTTTGAGTATAACTTGCCTCAACCAGCGTGGTGACGGAACTTGTTTTGGCGTTACTGACCGCCAAGTCTGGATTGAGCCAGTCGCCTGTGGTCTCATATTCCCTGTACTGCATCTCCATATTGACCGTTCTGTTTTCCCTTCCACCGCTATCGTTAAAGTTCACCAACCCTCGAGAAAAGACAACATCAACCACCAACTCATCTGCATCCGTTCCAGATGTTCTGGTAGTCCAACTATCTTCCTGTTTTAATAAGACAGAAAAATCATCCTGACCCACAATATCTGGGAACAGGGTAACATCTGGGTCACCGCTTGCACCCTCCATAACCTCGTATTGGATATCATCATACTCACCGATTGGCGTGTTCCCGATTTTAATATCTTCTATTTTCAGTCTGCCGTATCCAAAGATAAGCAACATCCTCAAGTGCTGGTCATCTCCCACAGTCTCGGTATATGTATTAGCACCAAGAGGAGGAACGCTCCTGTGAGTACCCAGAACGACTGGAATTATGCCGAAAGGATTGGGTCTGTTTCTAGCTCCCGATATAAAAAGCGTGGGAGAATCCCTCAGTGCCGTTGCTCCCCCACCAGATAACATACCCATTGAAGGTGCTGTCGGTGTCTTAGGTGGCACAAGTGCATTGACCGCCAGCATACCGACTCCCATTATAACGCTGCTCGCTATTGATGTGGCTGAGATTGTTGCACCGAATCCGATTGGAATTGCTGCTGCATTTGCTATGGATGGTATCATGTACGGTGCATAAATAGCGACAACAACGACAGCGATTGTCAGTACAACCCTGAGTGGGTTCTTACCGCCACCTCCACCTCCACCGCCACCCATAGGTACGACCCTGATGGTGACGATATCATTGGCTCTGGGATATATACTGCCCCATTCACTTCTCGGCACTATTTCACCATTAAGCATAATGTGAGCGTGTGTGCGTAAGACGGCATCTGGTTGTGTGAGTGCAAGAATATCGTCAAGGGAATTATTATCGGGTACGACCATATTGACCCTCTCCACCTTAAATGGATGGGGTGCTGCCACCACGCTTACCCCCTCTGGTTTCTTTATAATATCAGTCACCGCCATATCTGTATATCCCCTCAATCCTAAAGGTTTTAATTCTCTCTAAACAAGTGTTTATTCCATGCTCAACATGAAGTATTTTCTCCTCATTTACAGCCAAACCCACATGACACATCCTTCCGTACATATATAAAAAAACAATGTCTCCCACATCAGGTCGGTCAACTTCATACCAAGACAACTCCCGACCTTTTAAGTATAGCTCCGCAATCTTCTCCCTGTCCTTCGTGCTTTCATAATCATCCGTATATGATGGGAGTTCTATATTAAATAATTCTTTATACGCCACGCATATCAACCCCCAGCAATCCCATCCTTCCCACTTTCTGCCGTGAGGCTTAAAAGGTACTCCGATGGCTTTTACTGAGAACTCATCAATATTCATACTGTAAATAATCCCTGAAACTGTGCTGGTGCGAACTGCCCTATCGGAAAAGGCTCAATAGCTATTTCCTCCATCATTAAATCACCGCTTACTTTTCTCATATCCCACCTGACATTCCGCAGTGTAAAAGGGGCGAATGTAATTTCCACCGTATTTGGTGCTGCTGCCCTTATCACTTCAATCGTTATCTGCGGTGCTGATGTTATACTTCTCAGGCTCTCCGCAATCTCTCTCGACACATTATCAATCACCAGCCGTGCTGTCGGTGTGCCTTCTCCTGTGGAGTCGGGCAATGCCAACTCAAAAGGGAAAGCCACAAAGGTCTCTCCATTGGATGTGATGTTCTCGTTATTATTGACAACCCTTATCGCTGGGTCAATATCATCATGGTCTATCTTCAATAGTACGAGAAAGACATCATCCGTTTCCTGAGAATACGCTGCCTCTCGAAAGGCATTTGTGATTGCCATTACGGAATCACCTCAAGGTTAAAAGTACATCTCCACTCCCCTCCCTCTTTTGTCATCTTGGGAGGGCTTTTAAAACGGTATGTTATATTGGTACTGTCGTCAACTGGGTCAACCCATGTGAAAGTACCCGACCCTTCATCGAGAGTCGTTATAAAAAAAGTGTCAAAGGTTGCTCTCTGTGCAGCAGTGAATACCATAGGTATATCAATGTTCCTGACTGCTGCCGTAAAAAGTTTGCGAACTTTCGGTGAGCCAGTATCCATTTCAGACCTGATGGTGGCTACCTGTCTGTTCTCCGTGACACCCTTAAAATGTTTTTGTGGTAAGCTCGCTGGATATGTCTCAGGCATCTATTTTTTTACCTCCCCACTAATTGTGGCGATAAATTTCCGAAAGTTTTTGTCAGTGCAGAAAATGTCTTAGTTCCAGAGCGTATATTATTAGCGACCTTCTCATCAAGAATCACATCAATCTTTCTCATGCCACCGCTTGTCCGACTCTCCTCTGTCCGTGTTCCCTCTGGTACTCCTATAACATTGACCTCTACATTGTTATTGCCTCCACCGCCCAACCCTGCAAGCTGGCTCAGAGGTGCTACAATCTCAGGCTCACGCTCTGCAAGCGTGGCGAATGTGGGCTTGGTTACTATTCCACCATGTTGTTTTGGAACTGGTGCTGGCAGGGCTATTCCAAAATCAAATGGTGCTACTGAGTATGTTCCTGATGCTGGTGTGGGTACTACTGTTCCTCCACCAAATAAATTACTAGGGGCAAATGCACTGAGAATATTTCCTCCAACCTTTAATAGTGGCTCAATAACCTGTGTTTGAATTATCATCTGTGTTATCATCTTGCCGAAAGACTGGAGTATATTGCCAAAGGTAAGCTCTGCACCCCAGAGCATATCATTCAGGGTGGCTGAAAATCCACTCGCCCATCCCTCAACAGCAGTTTTCATACGAGAAAATGTATCCTCTCCTGTGTCTCCTAATTTTTTAAAATCCTCACGAGCCTTTTTTATTGCACGAGAATGAGTGTCAGGGAAGATAATACCTTTGTCATATAAATAATTAATCCTCGCAATTTTTGTCTCTAGGTTTTCAAGGTCAGTTCTGGTTTCATCATAGAGTAATAAACCCTCCTTGTGTTCATCATTAATCCTTTTCAGCATCTCCTTAGTATCTTTCAGATATTTTTTCTCGTTTTCTGGTTGCAGTTTCCCCAGTCTATTTGCAAGTTTTTCTTCTGCGGTCAGAGCCTTGAGTTTTTCCTCTGTAAGCTTTCTTGTCTCCTCTGCCAGTGCCTTTGTTTTTTCTGAGGCTGATGCCATTG